GGCGGTGGTCAACGCCCGGGCCGGCGCCTCGAAGATGGGGTTCTACAAGCCGGGCCTGTCGGGTGAGGAGTACACCGGCGATTCCAAGGACGCGCAGCAGAACCCCGTGACCTCCGTTGAGCCCGGTATCAACGAGATCCTGCCGCCCGGGTGGGAGTTTGTCCCGTACGAGCCCAAATACCCCGATCAGCAGTACGACGGGTTCGTGCGCGCGACGCTGCGCGGAATGTCCGCGGGTCTGGGAGTTGCCTTTTCGTCTCTGTCGAATGACCTGTCGGATGTGAACTTCTCCTCGATCCGCGCGGGGCTCATCGAGGAGCGGGAAACCTGGAAGTCCCTCCAGAAGCTCTTCGTCGAAGCGGTCAACGACCGGGTCTTCTCCGAGTGGCTGCTCATGACCTTGACCACAGGCGCTGTCAACCTGCCCCTCTCCCGGTACGAGAAGTTCAACGTCCCGAAATGGACGGGGCGCAGGTGGGCATGGGTGGACCCGCTAAAGGACGTCGAGGCCAATCGGGCGGCCGTGGCGGCGGGGTTTAAGAGTCCCACCCAGGTGATCAACGAGATGGGCGGGGATAGGGAGGACGTCTACCAGGAGATCGCGCAGGACAAAGAATGCGCGGCCTCCCTGGGGCTTTCGTTCGATTTCTCTGCGGGGAGGGAAGGCAAATGAGCAAGGCAATACCGAAGAAGATGGGACCGCCGCCGGGGGAGAGGCAGTACCGGGCGGTGGCGGTGGAAACGGAGAAGACAAAGCCGGACGACCGAACGGTCGAGATCGCCTTCTCCTCTGAAGCACCGGTCGTTCGCTGGTGGGGGATCGAGGTGCTCTCCCACGATCCCGGGGCGATGGACATGTCCCGGATGCAGGACGGTGGTCCAGTCCTGATGGACCACAACACCCGCGACCTGGTCGGAGTGGTCGAGGAATGCCGGTGCGACGAGGACAAGAAGGGCCGAGCGCTCGTGCGCTTCTCCAAGTCCGCTCGTGCCGAGGAAGTGTTCCAGGACATCCTGGACGGCATCCGGAAGAACGTCTCCGTGGGGTACGACGTAAACGATGCCAAGGAGCTTGCCCCCAAGGAGATGCCCAGGGAGCTGGTGGAGCTCGCTGCCCGGGAGAAGCTTCCGGTCTACCGGGTCACCTCCTGGACCCCGATGGAGGTGAGCATGGTGGCGGTCCCCGCCGACCCGAGCGTGGGTGTGGGACGAGCGGAGGAAGCGACCGGGAGGGACGCACCCGTCGGAAAGGCGGTTCGCGCTGAACCCGGTGTTGGCGCAAGGCAGGCGAAAGAATCGAGCGGTGCGGAGGATCCACCCCCGCCCGTCGAAATACTGGCCAAAGCGGCCGAAGAGAAGGAGGTAAGGGTCATGCCCGAAGAGAAAAGTAAGTCCCCCGAAGAGATCCTGGCCGCGGAGCGGGCCAGGGTGGAGGAGATCAACGCGCTCTCCTCGCGCCACAACATGCCGTCCGAGGTCCGGGACAAGGCGATCCGCGAGGGACAGACCATCGAGGCGTTCCGCGGTGTCGTCCTGGAGCGGATCGGCACGGAGAAGCCCCTTCTGCCGCCCCCGGGCGAGGTGGGAATGTCGAAAAAGGAGGACAAGGAGTACTCGATCGTCCGGGCGCTTCTGGCCTCGGCGACCGGGGACTGGAGCAAGGCCGAGTTCGAGCTCGAGGTCTCCCGGGCGATCTCCAAGAGGGTGGGAAAGGAGTCCAAGGGGTTTTTCCTGCCCACGGACCTGCAGATCCGGGCACCGCTGTCGGCGGGCGTAACCGCCGCCGGCGGTGCGGCCGTCCAGACGACCATCTATCCGCTCATCGAGCTTCTGCGCAACCGGATGATGGTGAGGAACATGGGGGCAAGCGTCTTCTCTGGTTTGCAGGGCAACGTCGCCTTCCCCCGGCAGACCGCCGCGGCGACCCTCTACTGGACGGGCGAGGTGCCTGGTGCGGACGTGACCGAGTCGGAGGCCACCTTCGACCAGGCCGTGCTCACCCCCAAGACGGCCCAGGCCACCACGGCCTATTCCCGGCAGCTGCTCGCTCAGGCCTCCATCGACATCGAGTCGTTCGTGCGCAACGACCTGGTCCGGATCAACGCCCTGGGGCTGGATCTCGCGGCTATCAACGGGAGCGGCTCCGCCAATCAGCCCAGGGGGATCTTGAACCAGACCGGCATCGGGTCGGTTGCGGGCGGCACGAATGGTCTCGCCCCCGGGTGGGCCCACGTCGTGGGGCTGGAATCGGCCGTAGCGATCGCCAATGCGGACCTGGGGGAACTGGGGTATCTGACCAACACCTCGGTGCGCGGGAAGCTCAAGCAGGTCCAGAAGGCCACGTACCTCGACTTCATCTGGAAGGACGCTCCCGGAGGCAATGGGATCGGGGAGATGAACGGTTACAAGGCCGGCGCCTCCAACCAGGTGCCCGCGAACCTCACCAAGGGAACCTCCGTGGGGGTGTGCTCCGCGATCCTGTTCGGCAACTGGACCGAGCTTCTCATCGGCGAGTGGGGGGTCCTGGAGCTCATCACCGACCCGTACGCCCAGAAGAAGAAGAGCAACATCGAGGTGACCTCCTTCATCATGGCGGACATCAACGTCCGGCACGCCGTGTCGTTCGCCGCGATGGTGGATGCGCTGACCACGTAGTCGTCAACCTGACAACCAACCTCGCGACTTGGGGCGGAGGACCATGTGTCTTTCCGCCCCTTTATCTTTCCAAGGAGGAAAACGATGAAGGTGAAGATCCTCAAACCCTGCGGCATTTCCGGGACTCACGTTTGCGCCGGAGACATCGTCGACGTGACGAAAGAGGACGCCAACACCCTGTACGCCTACGGTCTGGCCGTCGAGCCGACCGACGAGGATATCGCGGCGGCGGGGGCCGTGAAGAAGAGAGAAGGAAAGTAACACGTGGTCGACCTGAACGACTTCAATGCCGCTTTCTTCGACGGAAGCTTCGACGAGGAAGTTCTCTACACCCCCTCGGGTGGCCAAGGAAAGCCCGTAAGGGCCATCTTCGACAACGAGTACCAGGCGGCGCAGTTCAATGATGCGAATGCGCAGGTGGAGTCATCGGGGCCCCGGGCCACCTGCCGGGAAGTGGATGTCGCCGGAGTCGCCCACGGGGACACGCTTCAGATCCGGGGTGTCACCTACTCTGTGGCCGAGGTCCATTCGGACGGGACAGGGCTCGTGATCCTCGTTCTTTCCAAGGACGCCTGACGTGGCCGACAAGCGGCAACAGATCGTCGACGCCATCAGGACGCGCCTTGCCGGGATCTTGGTGGCCAACGGCTACAACACGGACATCGGTCTCCACGTCTTCGAGTGGAAGGTGACCGCTTTCGCGGATTCTGACCTTCCCGCGGTCACCTTTCGGGACACGGACCCGAAGATCCGGGAGCTTACCGGCGGGATGCAGGAGGTGTCGCTGCCCATCGAGTTCATTGTCGGGGCGGCCTCGGGCGCCACGACGATGCAGGTCATCCGGGCGGCGATCAAGGACGTCCTTTCAGCTATCAACTCCGACTTCACCTGGGGTGGGCTTGCCTGGGACACGTCGATCGACACGATCGAGGCGTTCGCCGAACACGAAGGGAAGCTCACCGGGCTGGCGAAGATCGGAACAACCATCAAGTACGAGCAGCAGCGGCCCGTCCATCCGTAACAAGGAGGAAGAAAGATGCTCAAGACCATGGCGCTACTTCTCGCCAAGCGCGAGAGTTCTTACGGGGTGGATTCCCTCCCGACCGCCGCGCAGAACGCGATCCTGTGCGAGCTGCCCGAGTTCGAGGTGATGGGGAAGAAGCTCGAGCTTGCGGACGTAAAGAGCTTCTTCGGCGGCCGCTCGGCGGTCAACGTCGGGACGGGCCTGAAAGTCTCTTTCACTGCGGCGATCCGGGGGTGCGGCGGGGTTCCGTCCATGCCGCCCAACATCGGGATCCTTTTCCGGGGGTGCAACTTCGACGAGACGATCGATGCGACGCCGGGATCGGAGTTCACGAAGTACACCCCCAACAGCAAGATCGACGATGCGGATTCGCTCACCCTCTACTTCTGGCAACACAACCACCTCTTCAAGATGCTCGGCTGCCGGGGGTCGGGACCTTCGGTGGAAGCGAAGGCTTCCGAGTATGGGAAGGCGAAGTGGGAGTTTCAGGGGGTCTACGCGGGGCCCGTGGACCAGGCGATTGAGATCGGAACGTTTCCCACGGCGGTTCCGCTGGTGTTCAAGAGCGCGCAGGTCGCGATCGATGGGTACGCCGCCGTCATCGAGAGTCTCAAACTCGACGTGAAAAACGAGATCGCCACCCGGCCCGACGCCAATTCTCCCACCGGGATCCTCTCCTACTTCATCAAGGAGCGCGCCGTAACAGGGGAGATCGACCCCGAGGCTGTGGCGCTCTCCACGAAGAACTTCTTCCAGATGTGGGAGGACTCTGAAGGCGTAACCCTTACCGCCACCATCGGGCAGAGCGTCGGGAACCGGTGCAGGATCTCCTGCCCCAACGTGCAATGGGACGTGCCCAAGTACGCCGACCGTGACAACCGGCTGACTTTCTCCTTGCCGCTGCTCATCAATCCTACCCAAACGGGCAACGACGAGATTGAGTTCATATTCGACTAGAGGAGGAAAGGATGTTCGATCTTTCGTGCGAAAAGAACCGCTTCCCCGTGGCGGCGAAGAACCCCCTGGGGGAAGACGTCACCTTCGACTTCTACTACCGGCGACCCACGACCGAAGAGGTCATCGCCTACAACAAGGGGCTCTTCGTCAAGAAGAACGGCAAGGTCGTAAACAACGTGGTCCCGACCCGGATCGAGATGGGGCTTCGGATCCTCACCGGGGTCCAGGACGGCGTCTTCTCCTTGAATGGAAAGCCGATCTCTTCCGACCCCGCGTCGCCCGACTACTACCCCGACTGGAAGAGCCTCCTGAAGAACGCCCTCTCCGGGACGATCGCGAACTTCGCCTTCCGGGTCTTCGAGGCGGTCTCCGAGGTTCAGATCGACCAGGAGGAGATCCTGGCCACCGAGGAGGGCGAGGAAGCACTCCCTTTGGGGAGGAGCTGAAGGCCTGGACCTCCCGGTGCCCAGGCACGCCGCAGCGGATCGCGCAGTGTTCGAAAAACTTTCCCCCGGGGGTCGATATTCCCGAATCGGTGTGCCCCTCCTGCGAGAAACGGCAGGGCGATAATCGGCCCTCCGAGTGGCTGTCCCACATCTGGTACCTCTTTCTTCTTCAGCGGGGCGGATACCCGTTCTCCAAGAACGATCTTTCGCCCGAGGAGTGGATCGACCTTGGGATCATGCGCGAGCACTTCGAGGCCATGAAGGTAACCCATGCCTGACGAGAACCGCATCCACATCGAGATTACCGGCGACCCTTCCGGTGCGGTCGCCGCCACCGGCGCGGTAGACAAGGCGACCCAGCAGCTCTCCGAAGGTACGAAGTCCGCCCTCTCTGGTCTCCAGAGGTACTACGAGGCCTTCAAGAAGAACTGGCTCGAGGTCACCGCCGGGATTTACGCCGCGTGGAAAGCCCTGCAGAAGATGTGGGACTTCATGCAGCAGGCGGCGGAGCTCGACGAGGCGATGGCGACTCTGGACGCTCTTACCCGCCAGTACGGCATTACCGCCAACGATCTGGTGTCGAAGATCGGATTGGCCTCTCAAGGCCTGATCGGGATGGGCGCGGCCGCGCGGGTGGCAGGGGACGCGCTGGTCAAGGGCCTACGTCCCGAGCAGCTCACGCAGATGGCCTCCTGGGCCGTGACCCTTTCCGACATCAAGGGCGGGGCCATCTCCACCTCGGAAGCGTTCCAGATGCTCTCCGAGTCGATCGCCACGGGCAGGGAGCGGGGGTTAAAAGCCCTGGTGGGCATCGTCGACCTGGAGTCTAAATACGGAGATCTCGCTTCCCGGATGACGCAGGCGGAAAAGGCCCAGGCGATGTACTCAATTGCCGCCGAGCGGATGGGGGCGGTCCAGAAGACCGTGGGCGAGCAGGCCCTCTCCTCCGCCGATCGACTTGAGCGATTCACCAATTCCGTCGCCAAGGCCAAGTACTACCTGGGCGAGCTCCTCTTGGTCGTGGGACTCCCGTTGATCGGCGTATTCCAGGTCGCGATGACATTGGCCTACGGCTTGGCGGGGGCCTTTTCTGTCGTGGCCCAGGCCGCGTCGATCGCAACCGACGCGCTCGGGATAACGGACGGGGCCACGGAGCGCTGGGGCAAGCGGGCGGAGGAGATGTATTCCAGCGCAGCCGCCTCCGCCGCGGAGGGCGCCGACAACATCAAGTCACTCTTTGAGCACACGAAGAACCTCGCATCCGGCGTCGTTCCCTTGAACAACGCCTTGGGAGGCACCTCGGCGGAAATCCAGAAGCTAAACCGCCAGATCGACGACCTGGTGGCCAAGAACACCCTCTCCGACATCGAGCAGATCCACCGCCAGGCCGCTGAGTACGAACGCCAGGGGGCCGACCGGGTAAAGGTCGCCCAGTGGGTGGCCTCGGAAATGGCAAGGATCGACCGGGAGGTGCAGGCGAACGCCAGGGAGGCGGCCGAGCGCCGGACCCAGTCGGACATCCAGGCGCAGCTCAAGATTCTTGAGTTCCGCAAGAAGACAGGCGAGGTCTCCGAACTCGACGCGATCCAGGCGCAGTACGACGCGCAAGAAAGGATCCTCGAGGCCCAGCGGGACAAGCTGTCGCTTGACCTCCGCTCCGAGCGGAACACGGCGAAGCAGGCGGGCCTGTGGAACCAGATCGTTCAAATCAACCGGGATCTCAACGCGCTCGTAGAGGAACGGGCGACAGCCCTTCAGGCGAAGGAGATCGAGAACGCCCGGGAACTCGCGAAGGCCAAGCTCGACGAGTCGATCCGGAGCAAGGAAGCTGAGAACGCGATCCTCGAGTCGATGGACCAACAGGCCCTCAAGACGGGCCTTATCACCCACGCGGAGGGGACCCGCGCGAAGTACGACCGGGAGCGGGAGATTCTCTCCTTAAGGATGGAGCAGGAACTCGCGCTCTCCCAGGTGGCAGGAATCTCCGCGGCAGAGAAGTTAAAGCACGAGGAGGAGTACGCCCGGCTCGAGCAGACACTCTTCGACACCCGCCGCAGGGAAACCGACGAACTGAACAACACGCTCATCGAGCAGGAGATGACCCTGCTCAACCTTGCCCGGGAGCGGGCCGACGCCGAGCGGCAGCACACCCAGGAACGCCTTCAGTCGATGATGTCGGGCCTTACCAACCTCGCCGGCGCGGCCGGGGACGGGTTCTCGGGACTGGCCGCCGGGATGGGGGAGCTTGGGGCCTATGCCGCCGGGGTCGATCCGTACTCCGAGCAGCTCGCACAGCTTGACTCCTACCACCAGCAGAAGCTGGAAAAGATCCGCCTCCAGGCGCAGGCCGAGCTCGAAGCCAAGGCCGTCGCCGGTGCGACCGAGGACGAGCTTTTCGCCGCGAGGCAGCAGTGGCAGGCGGAGATGCTTGTCGCCTACCGCCAGTGGGATGCCGAGAGCGCTCAAGTCACCGAACAGCAGAAACTCGCCATCGCCAAGACGGCGATGTCGACGATGGGGTCTTTGGCCGAATCCTTCTACAACCTCTCCGGCCAGAAGAACAAGGCGGCGTTCCAGGCCATGAAGGCCTTTCGCATCGCGGAAACCATCATCGACACCTTCCGAGCTGCCCAGGGGGCGTATGCGGCGTTGGCCGGCATCCCGTTTGTGGGACCGGCGCTCGGTGCTGCCGCAGCCGCGATTGCGATCATGTCAGGTATGGCACGGGTCCGACAGATCCAGTCGATGCAGCCCGGCGGGGGAGCGGCGGGTGGAGGTGCGGGACCTTCGGTCTCCGCACCGCCGATCCCGACGGCTCCTGGTACGTCCGCCCCCCCTGCGGGAGAGGAATCGACGAAAGCATCGACGCAGACGGTCAACGTCCACATCTACGGCAACGTGGTGGACCACGACAAGTTCGCCCGGGAGCTCGTCCCGGCGATCTCCAAGGCGATCGGGGACGGGGTCGCATGAACCCGGTGATCCTCTACGACAACCGGTTCCTGGACGGCATCCCC